CGGAAGGCTTTGAGCGGGTGAATGTCCTGCATGCCGATTTTGTAACCGCTACCGTCACAAGCTGTCAAGTAGAAAAGTGACGGTTGCTGTTACCCCTTGTTTTTGGCAGTGCGGTATTGTGCCCGGTATGGTTACATCACGGAAAAGGCCCCCTCCTCCAAAGATCCCGGCTCGGCGCCGTCCCTTCTACTTGCGGGATTGGCGCAAGTTCATGGGAACCAAGGCCGTCGAGATTGCGATTGCCCTCGATATCGAGCGGGAGAGCTATTACCGGCTTGAGCGAGAGTGGTGGACCATTAATGCCGGCGAGATGGACATTATCGCTACCACCATAGGCATAAAGCCGAGCCAGCTCTGGTTTCCCCCGCCAGCGCCAGGTCAAAGCGTGGTGAGCCTGGATGACATGATCGAGGAAATGGACGATCCGGTAAAACAGCAGGCCGCAATTATGGCGGTTCGAGGCATTGCCGGACGATAATTCCTAGTCATCGAATCGATAACCCCATGGAAACGTGGGGTTTTTCTTTGCCTTGAAAAAATGTGACTATAGCAGTCACTTTCCGATTGACTGGTGTAACGGCTGCGGTTACATTCCCTATCACTGAAGACGGGGAAACGATTATGGACCAGCGCCGCAAGCACTACTTCCCGGCCAACGATTGCACGGTGATCACGGGCCTTTGCCCCAATGGCGAATACGGCGCCTACCGTGAAGACGAGGATGAAGGCCGGGTCCGTGGCTACGGCCACACCCGCCTCGCTGCGATCGCTGACATGGTCGAGCAGATCGAAACCGAAGGGGCTGCGTGATGGCGAAGACCTTCGATCACAAGTGCTACGACCTCGCCGCCGCTTTCCTTGATGACGAGCCAGAGCTGAACACTGAGGCCGCGCGCATCACGCTCGCCGCTGAAATCCAAGAGAGCATTGAGGCTGAAATCTTCTTCATGCGCTCGCAGCTCAAGGCCGCGAGGAGCACAGTATGACCGAGAATCGTATCGAAATGCTGCTCTGCTGCGTCGGCTTCGGCCTGTGCTGCTTCGCCTCGCTCGCGTGGGGTCTGACATGACGAACCAGCAATTCGCCGATCAGCTTCTCGCTCAATGGCAGCTGCTCTGGCCGCTCCCGGCCGCCGAGCGCATCAAGCGGATCGATGAAATCCGCGCCGACATGGAATTCGAAGAGCAACAGCAGTCCGTCGCCGAGGCGATGGCCGAACCGGAGTTAGTAGCATGAACTTGCCCGCCCAGAACGTGAAACCAGCAGTGCCCGACCAATACGATTTTTGGCACCGCCGCATGGCTGGCGAGGTCGTTCCGATCCACGACGGCGAGCCTCAGGCTGGCTTCTACAAGACCAGAACGAAGGACGGCAATTGGCATCCTGTTGCCTATTGGTTTGGCCGCGATGGCGCCTTGCGCTGCCGGATCGGTACGCAGGACATTAACGAGCAGACCGCTGCCGAGCGCTGGCCGTATATTTCAAAGACCCCGATTGCTCACGAGGTCTACAAGGCCGTGCTTGCCGGCCAGCCGTGGCCTGATCAGCATGAGGCAGTTATCCGCGACCGCGCGAATGCAACGGGCGCCGAGGATGAAAACTCTTTCGACGGGCTCAAGGACCGGATCGAGGATCTGGCGCGCGACGCAGAGAAGCTGATTGCTGCCGGCGCCGCTGAGGATCAGGCCGCGGCCGATCGCGCTTCCGACCTCGCCAATCGCCTCGCAGAGCTTCAGAAGACGGCGGATGCCGCACGCGCCGCTGAGAAGAAGCCCTTGGATGAGCAAGTTGCGGCCGTTCAGGCGAAGTGGAAGCCGCTGCTCGGCGCCGCCGACATCTACAAGCGCATCAAGGCCGCCGTGATCACCCCGTTCCTGGTGGCAGAGGCTGCCAAGGTGCGCGCGGCAGAGGAAGCCGCTCGGAAGGCGGCCGAAGAAGCCGCGAAGACGGGCGAGATCATTCCCGAAGTCCAGACGCAACGGTCGGCTCCAAAGGCAGGCAGTGGTGGCCGGCGTTCTGTCGCGCTGCGCACGGTCAAGGTTGTGACCATCACTGACCGTGCTGCCGTGCTCGCATTCTTCGCTGATAACCCGCTCATCACCGAGGCGCTTCAGAAGATGGCCGAGAAGGCAACCGCTGCCGGCGTCACCGTGCCCGGCGTCACTGTCACCGAAGAGCAGAGGGCTGCCTGATGTCTAACATTGTTGCAGTTGACCCCCGCCCCAGCCTTGTCACCGGCAACCGGCCGGCGGCCATTGTGCCGACAGACATGGATTCAGCGTACCGCCTCGGCAAGGCTATCTGCCTTGCCGGCATGGCGCCGAAGGGAATGGACACTCCGGAGAAGTGCATGATTGCCATCATGCGCGGGATGGAAGTCGGCCTTACGCCGTTCATGGCGCTCGACAAGATCGCGATCGTCAACGGTCGCCCGACTATCTGGGGCGACGGTGCCATTGGCCTGGTGCGCGGTTCAGGGCTTTGCGAATTCATCAAGGAGCGCATTGAAGGCGCTGGCGAGGCGCGCATGGCCGTATGCGAGGCTAAGCGCCGCGGTGAGCCTGAGCCGATCCGCCGCACGTTCTCGGTTGCCGATGCGAAGAAAGCTGGCCTGTGGGGCAAGCAAGGGCCGTGGCAGCAATACCCGGAGCGTATGCTTCAGATGCGCGCCCGCGCATTCGCACTCCGGGACGGCTTCGCAGACGTTCTAGGTGGCCTGTACCTGCGCGAGGAGATTGAAGACGCGCAGCCGATGCGGGACATCTCGCCGCGGGAGGAACCGCCAGCCCCTCCTCCCGCGGTCCAAATCGCGCCGAAGGCGGAAGAACCGCCCGCTTCGGCTGCCCAGGAAGAGCCCGCTGGCGATGAAGGCGACGGCATCATGGAGTTTGTGTCTGCCAAGCTGATGGCGGCGCAATCCGTCGAGGAATTGAACGAGGTCTGGGACAAGCACATCACGCCTATCGAGAAGGACCTATTCCCGCACGATCAGGAAGACCTCATGTCCATCTTCCGCAAGCGAGAGGCGGAATTGGCATGAGCCGGGCTGTCGTCCAAATCAGAACCCCGGCTGATCGAAATTTGATCGCGAGATGGGCTGGTAACGTACCTGACGGGACGACGGTAGAGTTTCGCGCCCCGCGCCGGAGCCCAGACCAAAACGCGCTGATGTGGAGCCTACTCGGCCAGATCAGCAAACAGGTCGAGTGGTACGGCCAAAAGCTGAGCAGTGAGGATTGGAAGGACGTGCTGACCGCCTCGCTGCGCCGGACCCGCGTCGTTCCTGGCATTGACGCTGGCACCTTCGTTCCGCTCGGCATGCGGACCTCGCAGATGACAAAGGAAGAGATCAGCGACTTGCTTGAGCTGATCTATGCCTTCGGCGCCGAGCGCGGCGTTAAGTTCCGCGAGTTGGAGTTGGTCGGATGAGGCTCAAGCACCCGAGAATTCACGATGAGAAACACTTGGAATTTATCCGCCAATTGCCCTGCGTGTCGTGCGGAAACGATACATCAACTGAAGCGGCTCATCTGCGAGCTGGAGATCTGCGCTACGGGAAGAAAGCTGCGGGCATGCAGGAGAAGCCTTCCGATCGCTGGACGCTACCGCTGTGCTCAGGTTGTCACCGCCAGCAGCACCAAGGCAACGAACTCGAATTCTGGACGAATGCGGGAATTGACCCGTTTGTCCTGTCGATGACGCTGCACAACATCACGGGCGACCACGAGCTCGCCCAAGAAGTAATCAGCAGACAGGTTCGGAGGTAACGGAAATGTACGAGGGACCACACGGACAAGTCGGCTCCGCATATGCCGTGACGTTCTGGATCATGCTTGCGGTGGTGGTCATCATCGCGCTCGCGATCAGTCTGAGGGCTTAGACATGGGCCGGGTCAGCCAGATCTCAATCTGGATTTTCATCGCGACGAGTGCGGCCGGTCTGCTGATGGCTTTGATCGTCAACGGGCTGATGGCGCTGGCAGGTCAGTAGTGACGCTACGACATTGAGGATGAGAAATTGACTGAGACCTTCCTAAACGGGCGCGTTACCTTGCACTGCGGCGACAATCGCGCGGTGCTCAAGGCGCAGCCGGATTGCTCCATAGACAGCATCGTGACCGATCCTCCTTATGCGTTGGTCTCGATCGTCAAGCGGTTCGGCAAGGCCGGCAGCGCGGCCGTCAAGGTGCCTGCTGATGGCAGCGGCGCCTATGCGCGCGCCTCGGCTGGCTTCATGGGCAAGGCCTGGGACACCGGGGAAACGGCATTCGCGGCTGACTTCTGGGCGGAGTGTCTGCGTGTCCTGAAACCGGGCGGCCATGTCGTCGCATTCTCGGGGACTCGAACCTACCACCGGATGACCTGTGCGATTGAGGACGCCGGGTTTGAGGTTAGAGACATGATTAGCTGGCTCTATGGCAGCGGATTCCCGAAGTCTCACAATGCCGGGGACGGCTGGGGCACTGCTCTAAAGCCTGCCTGCGAGCCTATCTGTTTTGGCCGCAAGCCTCTGATCGGCACCGTAGCCGCCAACGTCCTAGAGCACGGCACCGGGGCGATTAACATTGATGGGTGTCGGGTTAGCACCGATGAGATTTTGCAACTCGGCAAAACTGGCTTGGCTTCAGATAAGTTTTTCACCCGAGGTCACGCGCCAGAAATCGAAAAACATCAACACGCCGCCGGCCGCTGGCCTGCCAACATCATCCACGATGGCAGCGAAGAGGTTGTGGCCGCGTTCCCGGATAGTGAGACATCTCGGATCGAAAAGCCGAGTGTCGCAACCGGATCCGATGGCTGGGGCAGCGTACAGACTAATCGCGGTCCGCGTGGTTATGACGGTGACGGGTCGGCGGCTAGATTTTTCTACACCGCAAAGGCCGACGCTGACGATCGCCTCGGCTCCAAGCACCCCACCGTTAAGCCTGTGGACCTCATGCAGTGGCTTTGCCGGCTGGTGACGCCGAAGGGCGGGACCGTGCTCGACCCCTTCGCAGGGACCGGCACAACTGGCGAAGCGGCATTCCGGGAGGGCTTCAAGGCCGTCCTGATCGAGCGCGAGACCGAGTACCAGGCTGACATTCGACGGCGCATGGCGCTGGTCCTTTCAGGGCCGGAGGAGCGCAAGCGCGAATCCATCAAGGCGAAGCACAAGGACTCCGCGATCGATGCCGGCCCTCTGTTTTCGCAGGAGGCGATATGACTGACCTAATTGCGACCTTACGCGCAGAGGCAGACCAGGCCGAGAGCTTCAACTACCTAAACCATGCGAGGCGGTTGCGATCGGCGGCCGACGAGATAGATCGGCTTTGCCGCAAGCTGATTGAGATACACGAGATCACTCAAGATCCGCATGTGCCGTCTGTCTACAAGGTGGATAACATCGCCGCCACAGCCTCATCCGCGCTCTCATCGCCTCACTACCGGAGTGAACAATGAACCTTTTCTTTGTCTGGTTTTGGCTGACGATCGGCAACGTCGCCTATCAGGTTTTTGGTGCGCATGATTGGTCGGCGGCGTTCGATCGCACCTATTTTCAAGGCATCGCGATCTTGGGCGTTTGGTTTGTAGCCAAGATGCAGGCTCTCGCCCTCTCCTCTCCGCACGGAGCTACCAATGACCGATAGTGATACCCGGTTGTCCGCTGACATCGTGGAACGCGCCCGGCAGCAGGCCGGCCTTACGCGCGCTTGGCATGGGTACGAGCTTGGAGATCTGCCTCCGGCAGCCATTTCATATCTCGTGATAGCTGAATGCCTTGCAGACGCAGCTCAGGAGATCGAGAGACTACGCGAAGCCTGTAAAAGGGCCACGGGGGCCATCCATCGCCTCACTGGCGATGCTGCCCAACCAACGCGGGACCAGACGCTTATCAAACAGGCGGAGATTACCGTCAGCAACTTGCGCGACGCCGAAAAATACATGGTCGAGGCGATGGCTCCCGATCAGAAGCCAGACGAGGATGACCAGCCACCATTCACCTTGTACGGCGAGGCGGCCGACATCATTGAACGGCTTGTGGCGGCTCCGCGCTCATCTGCCGGCAGAGAAACAGCCCTCCTGGCTACCCTGGTTTACGAGGCGATGCGCTTTGCAATTTGGGCTGCCGGCCAAGGGATCATGCCGGATGAAGGCGAACCAGCGCAGGGGCCGGAGGATTTTCTCTATGAGTATTCCAAGGCAATCGACATAGACGATTGGGATGGTCTTGCTGAAGTCGCGCGGGACCACATCAGAGCAGCACCGCAGGGAGCGAGCAACCGGGAGGCCGTAGCGCGCGCTATTTTCAACCGAATGGCCGGCGCTGAGTTCTGGAACGATCGCCTTTGGCTGCACCGTCAGGACATGGCTTACCTTGCTGCCGATGACGTACTTGCACTCTCGCGCCCACAACATTCAACGGGTGAAGCATGAGCAAGAAGAAAAATTGGCCGTGCTCCATCGAGGCCGGCCGCGTCAAGCAGTGCTGGGCACTGGATGAAGTTCTGCAAATGCCAGGCGGTCGCGGAACGCGCCATCAGGGCGTCGAGATCCAAACCATGCTCAACATGGACAGTTTCGAGTTCTCGAGAAACCTGATCGTGCTGAAGTCGGGCCAGCACGGCAAGAAGGGCTTGGTGATGAACCTCTGCCCGTTCTGCGGCGGTGAGCTTGTCGAGGGTGCCCGCGCTAAGCTCGCGGCTAGGGCTTCCTCGCATCCTTCGCAACAATCCCGGAGCCCCGACAATGGCTGAGCATACCAAGCTGCCGTGGCGCGTTTTCCTGAACAAGGACGGTACTCGACTTGTCGGCGTTGGCGACAAGGACGGTCAAGGCATTCTCGATGCCGGGTTCGGCGTGTGGGCATGGGATGATCCCGAGGGTATCGCCAACGCAGAGTTGGTCGTCAAATGCGTCAACGCCTACCCGGATCTGGTGCGGATGCTGGCGAAACTGCGATCAATCGTGGAGGACGAAATCCACGAGTACGGCCCGAGCGATAAACTCGACCGGGAGCTGGTTGAGGAAATCACCCGCTTGATTGCTCCTGTGGGATCACTACCGCACCCGGAGGCGAAGCCGTGAGCGCACAGAAGATCGGAGAATTGTCCGTCAAGCTGGCCGATGCCGCGCTGATCGCCCGCGAGAAGGGCGACGAGGTCAATGCAATCTTCTTTGCCATCAAGGCAGCGGAGACGCTGGCGCTCGCCAAGGCACTCGGCTGGAAGCCTGAAGCCCTCCCTCCGGCAGAGCGCGGTAGCACTGAGCCATCAACGAATGATCGCTGATGGGTTACGCGTTGTCGGAATTCGACCTAAGTCATTGAATTTCCGAGCAACAGATCAGCTATTAACAAATCGAGTCAGTTAGGGAACACTACTCTCGTGAGCACGCCAGAAACAGACACCATCGAGCGATCGGACAAGCCCGGCCTCTGGGTTACAGACGCTGAGCTGATCCGCCGCCTTGGCGTGCCGGAAAAGAAAGCACGAGAGGCAATTCGCATGGCAGAAGCGAGAGCGGGATTCCCGAAGAAGCAAAAACTTTGGGGGGATAGAAGGTACTGGCCGGCTGTCAAAGCCTACTTCGACAACCTGTACGGCGCTAGCATGGGACAGCAGAGGGGGAGAGCATGAAGCCGCCAAGGATACCGGAGGCGCCAGGGCATATCTGGCGCAAGCACGCACAGGGTTGGGAATGCCGCTGGCAGGCCCGCACCGACTTGATTGAGAAGGGCTTCACGCCGAAGAGCCGCCAGCTCTACGTCGGCCAGGCGCCGACCGAGACCGAGATCGCATACATCCAGGACACTTGCCGGCGTCTTCAGGATGAAATGCTGACCTTCGGTCGCGGCGGCCTTCCGGTCGCGAACGCCTTTGATGGCACGCTGCGAGCGCTGATCAACTGCTACCAGACCGACCCGGATTCGACTTACCGGAAGCTACGCTATCATGTTCGTAAGAACACGGACAGCCTCTTGCGACGTCTCGCCGCCGACCATGGGCACACAGACCTTGGCGACATCAAGGGCCGCACCGTGCTGGAGTGGTATCGCGGCTGGACTGACGGCGGGAAGAAGATTTCCATGGGCGCGGCCTTCGTTGGCCAGCTTCGCACGCTGTTCACGTTTGGCCGATCGCTCCTCGAGATACAAGAGTGCGTCCGGCTCGGCCAGGTGATGCACGATCTTCGGTTCGAGGGCACCAAGACCCGCAAGGTTAGCATCACGGCCGAACAGGCCAGCGCCGTCCGTTACAAGGCCCGGCTGCACTTCGGCTGGGACTCCATGGCGATGGCCCAGGCATTCCAGTTCGAATGCACCATGCGCCAGAAGGATGTTGTGGGCGAGTGGGTGCCGCTGAACGAGCCAGGCATTTCCGACGTGATCTTCCGTGGCAGGAAGTGGCTGCGCGGCATCCGCTGGGAGGAGATCGACGAAAACCTCGTCCTCAGGCATGTCACGAGCAAGAAGCAGAAAGAGACCGAAGTGGACCTAAAGCTGGCTCCCATGGTCTTGGAGGAGTTCCAAGAATATTGCGGCGGCCAGCCAGTGGTGACGACAGACCCCATCACCAAGAAGGTCACGGCTCGGCGCGATCTGCTGCCGGCGACCGGCCCCGTGGTGCTCTGCGAGATCCATTCCTTCCCTTGGACCGACTGCGAGTACCGCCGCAAATGGCGCAAGGTAGCTCGGGCGTGCGACATCCCGGACAATGTCTGGAACATGGACAGCCGCTCGGGGGCGATCTCTGAGGCCATCGCAGCCGGTGTGCCGCTGGAGTTCGTCCGTCACGCGGCGACGCATAGCGACATCGCCCAGACCCAGGAATACGACCGCATCCAAGCTAAGGCCACGGCGAGGACCATGCAGGCACGTATCGACAGCCGCAAGAAGGTCTTCCCGGAGGACCACTGAACGAATTGAGAACAAACTAGCGTAAAAACGAAGTAAGAACGACCTGACTGATAGATGACTGACTGACTGACGGCCGTTTAGTTAAGACATTGATATACCGGACGAAAAACGAGCGGTTCCATTTTGCTCGCTGTTCTGGGAAGAAATGTCTTAGTTTGATCTGTCGAAGGTAAGTCAGTCATCTCCACCGCAAAATGCCGCATGGTGCGGCGTGGAGATGCCGATGGGCTTTAATACCGTTGCCGTCCTTTATAATGACGCCAACTTCGACCGCCCCGACATGGGCGAGCGCATCCAGAAGGCTATGCGCGGCTGGAGCGTCAGAGATAGGTTCCCCATGGAGACCCATTTCGGCGCCGGCATTGTGATCTCTCAGGCTCACGCAGACTACACCCAGGTCGTGGCCGTGGGCCGGAACACAGGCGGTCCAATCAGCGAATTAACGACGGACCTTGATTGGTTCGCGCTCGAGCAGCTCAAGGCCTGCCTTGAGAACCACGGCTACAAGGTCACAAAGCCGCGCCGCAAGCGCGCTGCCTGACGCTGCGATGTGAGGAGCGAG